TCAGAGTTCCTGCATTCATCGTCGTATTAATAGATCACCATCCTCGGTTGAATTGGAAACATCCGTTGCGACCGTCTGGATTTGGGCATAGTCGACCTCACTTCCTCCGTCATCCTCACCTGCGAAGGTCACTGCACCAAGCACGTCATCATCCCCTGGGCTGGAAGAATTCCGGTGGAGTTTCAGTTCTGGACCAAGTGCCGTTCCTGCATCCGAATCGGTCATGGTCACATCCCCGGTTGCAGTGTCGACCTGGAACCTAGTTGTTGTGCCATCGTCCATCTTCACCTGGTCTCCGTCTGCACTCAGGGTGATATCTCCACCACAATCGATGGTGAAATCTGAGGCATGGGTGATATCCCCTGTCATGGCTCCACCTGCTTTCGGCAGGGCGTCATTTGCAGTGGTCTGGACTGTGTATAAATTGGAGTCCACTGAATCCCAGTTTGCATTCAATAGATTCCCCCAATTATCCGTGTCTCCTCCGACGGACGGTTTCTGATAGGAATATCGTGTGGTAGATGTAGGCATTTAGACCCCCAAAACATTTGCACGGATCCGGGTTGCCCCACCCCGTGGAATTTCATAATTATCGGATGCACGATGCAGATCCTCGACACCCTTCTGGTACCCCGATTCCCAAAGAGGGATGCGGTTATCCTCGACAAGGAATGCAGATGCAGCAACCAGGGTTCCTGTCAAGTAAAGTTCCGGGTGGTTCGTCAAGACCCAGTTCGTGTCTGCTTCGGACGTCAATGCCGGGATTTTCGCATAGTAGGTGATGTTTGCAGTTTTTGCAGAATCCGGGTTTGGAACGACCTCGATTTCACTTCCTTTGATCGTGTACCACACTGGCATCCCCGTGATCGATGTCGACGAGTAGGAGTACTTGTTCCGTCTGATCCGGTCCATGTACTCGGGGGTGACATACTGGAGAACTGTCAACGGTGAGGTATCAAGATTGATGTTCCTCATTGCAATGAAAGTCCGACGGGAGGCTTGTGAACTGAGATGAGATCGAAAGGGTCGTCCGGGAAAGCATGTCCCGCACCCTGATCTCCCGGTTCATCCTTGCCTCTGCCAGATCGATAAACGTGTCAATCTGGGTCGTCAGGTCGGACCGGTTCAACCAGTCTGCAATTTCCAGTTTCAGATTACTGTAGGTGTCAAGGGCCATTTATTTCGCGTGTTTTGCAATTAATGCCATCAACAAAATATCGCCATACGGTGCATGTTCTTTGTGAAATCTCGTGACGAAGGAACGGTCGAACGTTTTGGCACGTCCCCCGGGTTTCAATCCAAGGACATCGATGATTCCTTCCTCTAAATACTCATCATTGGTTTTTTTTACTAATTCTTTTTTTGGTCTACCTGCTGCCATAATTCCCTTTCGTTTAGACTCGTCCGGGCCATATCCGGAAGGCACGATTGTCCGAGTCATTCAGCCATTGTTTGAGTTTTTTATTATCATTGAACCAACCCTCGCGCATCATCTGACCAACAAGAACTTCAGGTATTTCTGCGACAGGTCGGAAGTGTGCTTTTGGATCAAAATCTTCGGACCATGCTTTGTTTGCTTCAATCAGTGGCGAAACATTCTGGACTGAATGGATTGCAAACTGATCCTCAGGATCCGAACCGTCCTGGTGGAAAGTCGTTAAGACTCCACCTTTGTGGTCAAGTATTGCTTTCATTTTAAAATGGTGCCCCCGGAGGGGCACCGATACTGATTAAGAGTCGTCTAAGTCTGCGACGATTCCATGCGCTGCTTCATTGTCAATCTGTAACCCCCACTCCGCTAAAATCATACGGGTGTCGGCATCACCAATTTTGGCAATTTCATTGACTTGGAAATTCCGGAGGAATGCAAGTCGTGCAAATCCCGGGTCGATCAACCACACTTCCCGTTCCCTCTGGAAACGATTGATCACAACTTTGAAATTTCCAAAGTCGCTATCATAAACCGTGACATTATTCGAGACAGCATTCTCGTCGACCATGTGACGGGAATTGGTGCGTCCGGTAAAGTCACTGATTTTTGTTTTATTGAATGGCCCGCACATAATTATTTTTGCTTCACCGCCATTCGTGTAAACAGACTGAGCCACTGTTTCAACCAGTGCTTCAGATAATGCCCGTTGGGTCCCTTCACCTGCTGCAGTGGTTCCAGAAGATCCACTTGCTCCACTGCCACCTCCACGGCTCACGTTTGAAGTAAACCATGCACCTAACCCCCCGGTTTCCCTGGCGGTCGTTGCATCACCTGTGACTGCTGCATTGTTAGCAGTTGCCATTTTCTCGATGTCTCTTTTCAGTTCCTTCGATCGTTTGGTCATCTGCAATGCCAACTGGTCGTTTGCTCCAGCATGTGAAACTGACCTCTGAGTTCCGGTCACGGTCGCATCCTTGAACGAGATTTGACACATTGCCGTTGCCCTGGTCGTTGCGGTCGATGCCGACCGGCTTAATTCTTCACCCTCGAGTTGAAAATTGTTGCTGGCTGCCGCGAGGCTATCGATCTGCCACTCGAATAGGGTATTCGAAACATTCCGTCTGCCGATCATCGAAATGAACGGTGTATCTGTCCTTTTCTTCAGGCAGGGACGCTACCCCCTACCCCGTCATCAGACTGCTAACGGTTCGACCCGTTAGAGGAGACCATATCATCACCCCAAGGGGTGTCCTGCGCTTCCACTCGCTTGAGTGTACGGCATATGCCTGGTCGTTGAACGTTCCTCATATGAGGCTTCGCTGCTGATTGTCCGGTCCGGATTTTCCAGCAATTCACAGGATTTGCACCGGGGCTTTTCAGTCCCGTGGCCCAAGAAATTTAGGCGAAATGTTATATATGATATCGGAAAGATCCTCTCGGACCCCACCTTTACCGGACGCCTTACTAATGTAAGTCGTCATCGCATTGGAAACTAATGCTCCTGCTGCCATTTTTTATCCTTTATATCCGGTTATCGTCGAGCATCTGACGGAACAGGTCACTGGCATCATCTGCCCGTCCTGTTTTTGCCAAACGCATTTTTGTTTTCGAAATCGCGGTGTGACGACGACGTGGGGACTGTTGGGGAGTCGAACCCGGTGCGATTGCAGGTGCCTCTTTCATGCGTTTCTTCACGACTTTGCCGTTTTTCATCAGCTCTTCGTAAAGCATCGCCTTTCGGAGGGTTGCAACCACGCGGTGATCATAGACTTGGGCCATTTCATCTGAAGAAAAACCAGTTTCGAGACCATAGTTTCGAAGTCTGATTTTCTCCTCTTGTGCTCGATTCGGGTTTGATTTCCACTCTGGAATTGCCCTCTCAAGCTCCATGTTTTCATGGGCCAGGACCTGTTTCATCCGTTCCTCCTGCTCTCTGACCTGGATTTCCTGCTGCCGGGTCATTTCCTGCTGGAGTTCCGCAGATTTTTCCTTCTTGTCCCTCAGTTCTTCCCTCTGACGCATCCATTCAATCGGATCTGTCTGGGATAACTGCTCCCAGTACTCAGGGGTGTATTCCTGAGACTTGGTTTCCTGCTCGAGTTGCTGCTGTTGGGCGGCAACTACCTGCATGTATTGCTGTCGTTCTGCAGCGATCTGCTGACGTTCGGAGTCCATGTGCCGACGTTCTTCAGCGATCTGCTGGGTCTTCCGCGTATAATCCGAGTGGCGACTGTAACCGGCTTCTAGTTCCGCTTGGGTGACCTGGACGTCTTGACCGTCAACGCGGACGGTGGACAATTTCGGTTCCTCAGGTACTTCTGCCTCGACGGTCTCGTACTCGTACTCGTCTTCCTCTCCCTCTTCGGGTTCGGAAGCTTCTAACTCCTCCTCCTCCTCGACTTCCCCCTCTTCAGTGACGTCTTCTGCTGCGACGGCTTCGGGTTCTGCTTCTTCGGAGTCGGCGTTTAAAAAATTTGCGAATGCTGCTGCTGACTGTTCGAGTTCAGTTCCCGAGACTGCCGGGATTGCTGCCTGTTCGTTCGTCATGCTCTTATCCTAACTCGTGGCTTTTTTAAGTGTGTATCACCTGCCTGTCTCGCGACAGACCCTTCACCGATGATCCTCGAGATTTGCTGGTGAAAATGTTCTGCCCCCTGAAGTACATAATAGATGTTCTCTCTCCGGTCCAGGTCTTCGGGTGCAGTGAGTTTCCACTGTTCGAAGAGGTACTGTTCCAGTTCGGTTTTTGCTTCGGCGAAAAGCGGATCTTCTAAAATCTGCTTTGCACGTCGTGCTCGGATATCGGGGTTTTCGTCTGTCATGGTGCTTAATAAAAGGGGTTATCTAGGGTTTCTCAAGACCTGAGATCATAAAAAAACATTTGTTTATTATATTAAACAGTTTAATATGTTGGTATTTATATCCTTTATATAGGAAATTTATTATGGAAAATGAACCTGAAATTGTAGTCGCCCAAACCGGTGATGTTATGCAACGCATTCCCGGAAAGAAGAACCGCTGGACCATCATCGAAGCGAACCACCCCCTTAGTACCGGACCGGGTGGAAGGTTTAAAAAATCGGACAATAGTAATTTTTTCTTCCATGCTGGTGGTCCGA